TGAATTGATAGCTCGTGTAGCATGAGCTTGCAATGATTGGTCGTTTCTGTAATAAACAACTCGTAAGAACTCACTTACTGCATATTTGCCATGTGAAATAAAATTCTTTCTGATGTGCACGTCCAAGTTGTAATTTTAATAGGCCTATATTAAATTGAGTGCTTGTGTGATAGTAGTTGTCTACAACTCAGAGTCATCACCTTAATATATTTGTGACTCGACTCTGGTGTTTAGGTTCCTTAATTACAACTAATTGATCATGCTTCCATATATCGAGGTAGTCTTGAGACCGGACATCAACCCAGACTCAACCATGTAAACCACCCCATCAGCCATCTTTATCTGGGGGTTCATCATCTTCTTCCAGAACCAGTGAATCAGTTCCTCCGATATTAGGCCCGTTCTGAGAAGATATATCCTAGTTAGGTTGGCTACCAGTATATTCGTGACGTGGTGATCGAACTTTGACTGATCGAGCGGTATCAGAACATCCTAACTGTGTTCTCGCTGTTGTTACCACTCCTTTCGTTAGTCCGAATTATACATATTGTAGATCTAGTGTCCTTTTGATCTAGATAAATAAACTTTGATTACTGAGTACACAAGAGTCATAACTACAGAGTTAAATGTATCGGTGTTTACTATCTGACGCACCTTTACGGGCTCCCTTTTTGGGCTGGCCATATACTGTATCACATAATCTGATATGTGGATACCCGTTAGCTAGTACAATAGATGCTGCCATTAGTTTGATGATAACAAGTACCATATTTATTCTCTGTCTTGCCAGAGTGTGAACAACTGAGCCTTTGTTAGCCGCATACCATGATATTTGCATTGACCATCCGAATTGAGACTGATCATAAATTGTTTTCTAAGCTCGTCGGGATCGATATTTCCTAAGTCGAGAACACCCATTTCGATTAAGTGCGGGATAATTGTCTCCATAGATGTCCCGAGGTTTTGGTAACTATTGTTTATACTGAGTAGGATCATATCGATATCCATGATTTAATTGTTTGCTACATTAATTACCTGTATTGATGGTTGTGTGTATTTGAGTACTCTATGAAAGTCGCTAATTGGCATTAGGTCCTTCATCTGCCCCATCATCATTCTCTTTTCTCTACGGTTGTTGAATCTGATTTCTGAACATTCGCTGCCTTATTATTGTAAATAAGCAAACTGTAGCCAAGACTATTAGTAGCACGACTACTACTATTAGATAGTAATTAGTATTGGACTATATAAATGATAATTCAGTGAAACTACAACGCTAGAATCCGTAGCTGTCAAAGTCGCAAAAGATGTCCACAGTTTTATTTATTAATGAAAAGTTGTGCTAGTTGGTTCCTAGCGGTGTCCGCTACACGTATCCGCATGCATAAGCAATTGAGTTCTAGGACTACAACTATATCGCATAAACAATTATTAGCATTCCTCTTAGTCTGTCTGACTTAACGATAGATAGTACGTACTAAACTATTCTCCATAGTAGTAGCTAAGTTATAAGTAATATATCAATTATGGCACTAGTGCACGCAATGGGTTGCCATCCTTCATCGCTATTTCGGTGACACTGCACTCCAGGAATTTAGTCATGGTCATAAAAGGGATCAAGTGTAGCACAAGACTACGTGATTTTAAGACAGGCTGATCTGCTGTTATGAGTTCTACTAGTTTAGCATAAGCGTACCGAGGTGTACTACGATGCTAATTCAGCAGTTACTTCCATGTTGGCCTACTATGTTGTTCGGGCTGTATTCTCATTTCGAACAAATTTACCAATTTAGTCACAGGCTGAAAGTAATTTCGAAAGTTATCTATAGTGCAAGAGGATCTAATCTTCTTGATACTGTCCATATTTTGTATTTCTGCAGTTAATTGCGGTAACATGGAATAGAGTTAAGGAAAATTAGACGAACTCAATGACAAGCCATGTGTCATGCTCAATGTAATAAGGTCTACATACTATATCATTAATAGCTAGGTGTCTGGCAAATAAAATGAGCGAATCAACAAGTTAGCACTTTCCAGTAGGCATATAAGTGTATCTACATAATGGATCGTATAGCATGAAAGCTATATTTATATCCAAGTTGTTGGCACTATTAAGTCCAGTTGGGTTTGGCTAGGAATTATGAATCTATTAAGCCTAGTGCATCTAAGGATTGACTTCCTGCACTGCTAGAGGATTTGGCTATAGTGAATTCTCAGTCTTTTATCTCTTTGAGAGTTATTGTTCAGCTGGCTAGAAAAAACTGGTCTTAAGTGACCTTTTGCTTATAGTACGTTGGCTGTAAAGCATCATATTAGGGGATAATAAATCAATGTATCTGTTGAGCACTGTCATGGGTTGCACCATAATTGGCATGCGTGAACCATAATACACTATCTGATCTGGCGAAATGAATGTGTGCAATTTGTTAGGAACGCACACCATTGCATTCAACGCATTAATG